TACGTAAGAATAGGAAAGGAAGTTTTTTCTCTGAGCAGGACAGTGTCGCAAAAATGGACCTTGGATCTCTTTAAACATATTGCATAGTTTTTCCTCCAATTCGGGGGAAAAGTGAGGGGTGGGTACACCGTTGATGCGGTTGATAATATAGTTGATATGTTCGTAGTACTTATTGATCTTCAGTTTCTTAAGAATCTCGCGCATTTTGTTGTACGTGATCTTCTTGGTGTCTTTGATCTTTTCTTTGCGAATCTCTTGTAAGATTTGTTCGAATACAGACTCGGGAATGTCTGTGCTCTCTTTTCCTTGCACTTGAGAGCACCACTCGCGGAAATGGTTGATGCGGCGATATGTGTAATGCGACGTCGCATCCTTCGCGGATTGCCGGAGGATCGGGCGATTTTGTTCCACGAGAAGTAGCTCCTGATAGCCACATCGGGGGCACACCATGACGCCATCTTGTTGCAAACATACCAACTGCACATTGTCACATTTGACACACATCCCCAGGGAGTCGTGGTTGGGCGGGCGAAGGAAATTGCTGTCCATGCGGCACATGTATTCGTCGACGAGAGACGATTTATCGAGTACTACTGGCTTCACAGGTGATGGGCTGGGATTCGAAGTGGTGGTGTTGGGTTCGTCGGGTGTGTTGCCGCATCCAAAGGCGTCTAGAATGCTACGCCCCATCGGTGCGGCATTTTTCTTGCGACCCTTGGTCGTGCGTGGAGGAAGTGTAAGGGGCGTGGGCGCGACGGCAACTGCAGAATCTTGATTTTGCAAGAGGTCATAATACTGAAACAGAATGTAACCCGTGTCTTCATAGTAATTGATTTCGTCTTCGTAGGACTTCAGTTGTTTTAACGTATGCTCGATGTTCGCAAGTTGTTCTTTGAGTGTAATGGTAAGATCCCAAAGATTGTCATAATGGGGAGTATCAAACATACCGTCCTCCTTCAACTTTTGTATTTGTGTGTGAAGTGTTTGTATTTGCGTTTCAATCTTCTCCTTCTCGGCTACGAAAGAATCTAGCTGTTGTTTGCGATCCTGCATGGTCTGTATCATGACTTGATGCCGTGCATCTAACGTCGAATGATCCTTGGATGATTCGGAAGTGACAATGCGTTTTTTCGACGATTTTTCTTTGAACATTACATTTTCGCTCTGCGGAAGTTCTTAAATGGCGATTGTTACACGTTTTCTATTTTTTCTGCGCAGAATATAAATTGTGTTGAAGTCATGACAGATAAGATAGATATTAAATGCTCATCTTTGCAACAGATAACAAAAGATATTAAAATGCAATTTTTGCAAGCACTTCAAAATAGTAAACTTGTCAAAAAATTTATTGAAAATAGAGAATTATTTGAAGAAATTAAAGAACTGTATAAGAAGGTACACTTCAAAATCATTCCATCAGAAGATTATCGTGCATATGCTGATTTGCATCAAATGATCTTTGCGGTACCTATTCGCAAAGGGCTAGACAATGCTTACAATAAGGATACCAACACGATAACTTTACCATTGTTACAGAATGATGGTACTGAGATTAAAAAAGTATTCAAGATCAACGATGAGATCAAGAAAGCTGAGAATGAAATCAAGCAACATGGGGGAAAGTATAAAAAGAAGACAGGTGGTGTAGATTCAGCAAAAGCATTTTGTCATGTAGTGAATGTACTCATATGCTTATTGTTTGTTGTTATAATCGGATGGAGTATATTTGCAATCATTCTGATATGCATCACAAATTCAAATCTCGACGGAGGATTTATTTTCTGTGGTTTTTGTTCCACAAGTAACCGCATCTTATATGACTGTAGTAAAGAAGGAACATCAAGTAAAGCTTCTGCTGTTAAATATGAAGTTGACGAAGAATTTACCCCTCAAAGATCATACGTTCATGCCTCTCAACAATCACAATCTGCTCACCCCAATTTAAAATATCCTTCGGTACAACCTTCACAATATCCTTCAGAACCATCTACAAAATATCCTTCGGTACCACCTATTAAGAGTGCATACATGCGTGGTGGAAAGCATATGGTTCATACGGGTCCTCGGGGTGGTAAATATGTGGTTGTCAATGGAAAAAAGGTATATGTTTGAGGTGAAATGCAAATTTTATAGTGATAAAAATATTTCTTCATATCATATAGACCTAATCATGGAAATCGATGGAGGTGCGAAGCGCAAGAAGTCCAAGAAAATTGAATTCGACAATCTCAACGTGTTGACAAGGTCGGCTATCCGACGTGTCGCTCACAAAGCCGGAATCAAGTACTTCAGTGAGTCCATCACGGAGGAAATCCGGAAGGCGTTGCAAAAGTTCCTAGAGAAGATTTTGCACTTGACAACTTCATACACGGTGCATGCTCGACGCACCACCGTATCGCAAGATGATCTTCTTTTCGCATTGGAAAAAGTGCACAAGAAGGTCTATCTCACCGGCGAAGAGGGAGATATCAAGCGATGCGAAATACACCATATCGCGTCGAAGAAGAAAGCGAAACGCGGCGAGCTCTCCTTGCGACTTGTGAAGTACTACCAAAAACAATCGGATTGTGTGTACTTTTCGCGGTCGGGTGTTGGACGACTCATTCGCGAAATCGCCGATAGTGTTCGCTCATATGGTCCATCGCTGCATTTCACAGCCGATGCCATGGGAACGCTTCATATACTCATGGAGGACTACCTCGTGGAACTATTGCAAGATGTGCAGTTGGCTGCGATTCATGCGGGTCGGCAAAAAGTCACCACGAGCGATTTGATCTTTGTGCAAAGAATTCGCGACGATTGAATTGCGAAATGATCGCAAATCGCATTTTTCGCAGGGATGTGCGAGGTGCGTCGGATATATAAATGCCTTCACGGATGTGTTGAATGCAAGTGACGACACCATGGAGCCGTGTGTATTACCTTGTCTGAATCCTCGATGTACGCGAGATGCGCAAGTGTCTCAAAATGGTTATTTGAATGCCGCATGTACATGTGGTCATGTGGGGTGTTTTTTCGTGGTGAATTGGTTTTGCCCCGTGGAAGCAAGTGCCTTGTATGAGATTTATGCAATGATTGCTTTCATGTTTCCCGAATTTTTGCCGGTGTTGTATCGTTTTCGTGATGAATTATGTTGGATCATTGTGGATCGGATGGAGAACGCGCCGCCACCTTGCTTTGGTCTGCGTGGTTTGAGGGAATGATGAGTGTGTTGAGCTGCGTCTCCCTCCGAAATTTTTTTCTTTGTATATAGTACCACAACAAATGGGAGGAGGTCTACTTCAACTCGTCGCTTACGGTGCTTAACATCCTGGGCATCAACAGTGGGCGGATGGCACGGTTCTTCACCATTACCGTGTCGTGTAAACCCGTGGAAAGGTGAAGTGGTACGAGAGATGTATTGCGAAGGAGTTGCGCGACATCCGTTCGAGTTGTGGTCACTCTCGTACCAATATAACCCGCTAGTAGAAGGAAATGGAAGCTGACACATTCCCTTCTGAACTGCAAGACCATCAAATTGCCGGAACCCCGTAAAGCCGGCTCGTACCAAGGGTATGCTGCAAAGTGTACCTGGCGCAGAGGAAAGAACTGCGGTATGGTAACAAGCGAGCTGGATGAGTGGCGTGTTTTTGAAACACTTTTTGCCACGAAATTGGCAATCGGCAGCAAAGCGACGCACACATTCGAGGTATCATGGTACCGAGTTGCGCCGTGAAGTTCATCGATCATACGGTGGTCGGGGAGACCCATGCGGAAGTGTTTGGCTCTTGGAGCTGAACGCGGAGGCGCTCCCCTAAGATATGATCAGCCCCCTTTCGAAAGATTGGGGAATATCGCAGGATATCTATCTGACGGGCAACCCTCAGATTACCTTCTTCAAGGTGAAGTAAACGCCTTAGTGGTTGTTAAAAGCAACTGCTAGTGGGAGATTGACATTCGTTCAATCTACTGCAACACCGTCAAATTGCGGGAACACCCTAAAAGTGCAGAAAATATGAATTAAGGATTTCTCGATATATACATCAAAATGTTGAAGAGTTGTACTGCATGTAAGATCACTAAAAATCTTAATGAGTTCCACAAAAATAAAAGTTCTGCTGATGGTTTGAGCTATAAATGCAAAAGTTGTAAAGCAGAGATTGATGCAAAATATCGGGAAACACATAAGGAGTCAATACGAGCAAAAGATAAAAGGTATTGTGCTATAAATTCTGAAAAAAAGAAAGAAATAGCAAGGAAATGGTATTCTGAGAACAAAGAACAGTCTAAAGCATCCAAGCGAATTTGGAATGAAAAGAATGCAGAGTATATTCGATCTCATAAGAAAAAATATAATGATGCAAACCGTGATTGGCTCAGTAAATACATGAATGAATACCAAAAGAATCGTTATCAAACCAACATAGCATATCGTCTAAGACAACTTTGCAACAGTAGAATTCGTGCTTGTTTACGGAAAAAAACCAAAAGTACAATCGAATATATTGGATGTACAACGGAATTTCTTAAAGCATGGATTGAAAGTCAATTCTATGATGATATGTCATGGGATAACATGCGTAACTGGCATATTGATCACGTTAAACCATGTGCATCATTCAACTTTGATGCAGAAAATGACATATATGAGTGTTTTCATTGGTCTAACCTTCGTCCATTGTATGCAAAAGAAAACATCGCAAAGCGTGACAAGATAGATAACGATCTTATACAAAATCAAAAAGTTTTAGCTCAAAACTTCCTTAATTCATATGACGTACCAAGTGAAATATGAAAATATTTCATGGCAGAGAATAACAAACTCTGGTATGGTAATAAGCGTCCACATAGATTTACTATTATGTAATGAAAATGGGCAATCCGCAGCCAAGCGCTAAGGGTCGATAAAGCGAGACCTACGCGTGCAGTTCAGAGGCCAAATGGTGGTGGGCTTGAGAGAAGGTAGCTACTTCTCAGTGAAAGCTTAAGATATGGTCCGGCTCCTTTGGAAACATTGGAGGGTAACCGAGTTTACCGCCGTCACACGAATTTTGCCATGGAAAGCATAGAGCAAACTTTCAATGGGTCGGCAGGTTTCGGCAAGCGTGTCACTTGCCAGATCTCCCGTAACGGTGATTTGATCCACCGTGTTTACCTCCAGGCCACCGTGCCTGACTTCGACACCTATGTCGACTACCTCGGTCTGCGTCTGATCAAGAACGTCGAGATCGAGATCGGAGGCCAGCGCATTAACAATCTTGTCGGTGCGGAAAAGCATCAGGCCATTCCAAAGTTGTGCAGTGGAATGGAAAAGAACTTTCGTGGCGCACATCATACATTGCCACAGATGCTAGTCGGGGTTACTTGAAAGTAACAACGGCAACATTACCAAATTGCGGGAACCCCCTAAAGCCTTTGTGTACCAACGGCGGCATGAAAATGCCACCTGGCTGAGAACAGAACTCAGGTATGGTAAAAATCCAGAGGATGACGGTTTGCAATATGCAAACAAAGAAATGGGCAATCCGCAGCCAAGCTCCTAACCTCGCTATTACAAGAGTAAGGAGAAGGTTCAACGATCATACGGTAGTGGGTTGGAGGCAGTTAGTAACTGCCGATGAAGGCTTAAGATATGATCTACTCCTTGGTGAAAATCAAGGTAGGGAGTTTAAACCGCGAGGCTCCCCCAATAATGTTCTCACTCAAAACATTATTGGTTGTGCGACAAGCACTATTCTGAGTGGATGTACATCTGGAACGAGCTGTCCTTGCCCACCGGCAAGAAGGATGGCTACAAGGAGATGGTTGGTGCCGACATCGGTGCCATGTCTGCCTCCAAGACCCTCTACGTTCCCCTTGAGTTCTGGTTCTGCCGTAATGTGGGACTTGCCTTAACAAATAGGGCTGAAAAGCATCATGCCATTTCCAAATGCATAGGAGAAATGGATAACTCATTAAGTGGTGTGCATAGAAGACAACCACAGATGCTAGTCGGTGTTACATGAAAGTAATATCGGCAACAGAATCAAATTGCGAGAACCCCCTAAAGCTATTGGGTACCAACGGCGGCATGAAAATGCCTCCGGGCTGAGAAAAAACTCAGGTATGGTAAAAATCCCGTAGATGACGGTTTGCTTAAGGCAAACCATGAAATGGGCAACTCGCAGCCAAGCCTCTACGTCCGCTTTGATAAGGATATGAGGAAGGTTCAACGACTATACGGTTCTGGGTTTGAGGTATCTAATCAATACCAATGAAAGCTTAAGATATAGTCTAGTCCCGAAGGAAGGTTGAGTGTAAAAACTCTACCAACCTGAGAAATATACCGAAAGGTAGGGTATACACGTGCCCCTCATTGCTCTGCAGTACCACGAGGTCAAGATCAACATCGACTTCGAGACCAAGGCCAACTGCGCTGCCTCTGGTTCCATCAGCGGTGACCTGGAGGATGTCTCCCTGTGGGTTGACTACATCTTCCTGGACACTGATGAGCGCCGCCGCTTCGCTCAGCTCTCTCACGAGTACCTGATCGAGCAGCTGCAGTTCACTGGTGACGAGTCCATCTCCGGCTCCACCAACCGCATCAAGCTCAACTTTAACCATCCTTGCAAGGAGTTGGTCTGGTGCGTCATCCCCGATGGCAACAGCAACTGGGTCGACTTCTCGGACAGTGGCGTCAACCCCGTCACCTCCGCCAAGCTCCAGCTCAACGGCCACGACCGCTTTGCTGAGCGCGATGGTGCTTACTTCAACCTGGTCCAGCCCTTCCAGCACCACGAGAATGTTCCCTCCAACGTCGGTATCAACGTGTACTCCTTCGCCCTGCGCCCCGAGGAGCACCAGCCTACCGGTACCCTGAACATGTCTCGTATCGACACCGCCGTCCTGTCCCTGTCCACCAGCACCTCCGCTGCCAAGGTCAAGGTCTTCGCGGTGAACTACAATGTCCTTCGTATTATGAGCGGCATGGGAGGACTTGCCTTACCATTATGGTGTGTGTTTTTAATCACACTTGGAATAGGGCAGAAAAGCTATCTGCCAAAACAGTTTGGGGTCCTGTTTTGGATAAACCATTTGTGCTCCCAATTGCAATCATGCAAAGAGCCTATAGCTAGTGGAAAGTTGCATTGCAACCAACTGCAAGATACCTTGTTGTTCGGGAAACCCCTTAGAGCATCATCTACCAAAGATTGTAGTGAAAACACAGTCCGGCCAAGAGTAATGAACTTGGGTATGGTAAAAATGATGATGATTGGGCAACCCGCATGCTTATCATCTAAGTCCGCAAAGGTAGGATATGATGAGGCGTCAGAGACTGAACGGGTGTCGGTAGACAATGAAGGACTAGCCATCCAGAGTCTGCTTAAGATACAGTCCATCCCTCTAGGGAAACTTAGAGGTACAGAGATTCCAACTAAGTCATGTCATAGCATGTATATGACACTAAAAAATTACAAAAACAATCAAGAACTTTCATTTCTTTCCGCAATTCATTACAGAATTTGTTTTTCAATTTACTCAGTCTAAAGGTGATATGAATTTATTTAAGGATAAACGCGCTATGATTAACTACAACCATGTCGGAAATCATATCAAAATCTGACGAGTTTAGTAAAGTGCTATTGCAGAATTTCACGAATGAGGAACAACGACTATTTGTACAGAGTTTCCAAGCATACCTTCACTACGGAAATGACGATAGTGCTTTTGTCATTGATTTGGAAGATGTGTGGCAATGGTTAGGGTTCGCCCGTATAGACAATTGTAAAAACGTGTTATTCAAAAATTTCAAAATTGGTATTCATTACATCGAGAAATGTTTGCTCCGTCAAATTACGGAGCAAAAAACATCAAACCGTGGTGGTCACAATAAAGTACAAGTTCTAATGACAGTAAAAACATTCAAAAAGTTATGCATGAAGGCTTCAACAAAACGAGCAGAGGAAGTATGTGATTACTACGTTAAGATGGAAGATATTATGCACCAATACATACACCACCAATTACAAGAAAAAAACCAAAGCATTATGGAGCTTCAAAACAAAGCAATCGAGCATTCAAAAAATATGGAGCTGGAACGACACAAAGCTCTTATTGATGCTCATGATATGCAAAAACTGGTGTATATTATGAAAGTTGAAGAGTTTGCAAATGGAACATTTGTGATCAAAATTGGTGAATCAAGTGATATTAAAGATCGTGTAGAAAAACTAAAAAGCTTATTCAAAACACAAGTCATTGTTTTGCATCTATTCCCGTGTGCCAGAAATTATGAGCTTGAACAAGCATTGCATAAAACAAAAGGGATCGTAGAACATAAATATGTGAATCCTATTAACAATACGGTGAAGTCAACAGAAACTTTCTTGATTGATTCAATTCAACATTATAAGAAAGTTGTCAAAATTGTTAAAAACATGTTGTACACATACAAGAATGATAACACAGAAAATAACAAATGGCACACCATCAATCGAATAATTGATATTTGCCACGGGGATACCGAGAAAATCAAAGAAATGTTAACTATGATAAATGAAACAGTGAATAATGACAACCATCAGGTTCAAAACTCTGATGACGAGACCGATAAAGATGATAATTCAAACACACCTAGTAATACATATCATACACAGATCGTTTCTAATAAAGCGTTTGGACCCAAGGTACAATTATATGATGGAAATGATACAAAAAAGCTAATCCGTGTGTTTGATAGTATTACAATTGCTACAAGGGAGGTAAATGATGCTAGCTTTACACAAATAAAGTTTGCGTCTAAAAACAAAAAAATGTATTTAGGATATCGCTGGCATCTAATTAGTCGTAATGATCCCAATCCCAATGAGCCAAGAGACATTGGTGAAACCGTGGAAACCAAACTACGTAAAACTGGACTGGTAGCTTGTATATCCCTTGACAAGAGTCGTATTCTCAATGTATTTTCAAATCAGAAACAAGCATCACTTGATATTCAACAACATCCTTCTGCTATGTGCAGTGCAATAAAATATGGTTCGCTTTTAAATGGATGCTATTGGATGCTATGGGATGATGTACCAACACCACTTCAATCATCATTTTGTGAAGTGAAGGAGCTGCCAAATGAAGTTAAAAGCAAACCTAGAGGGGTAATTGTACAAAAAATTAACGCCACTACAAATGAAATAGTCACACAATATGCTTCCATTTCCGATGCATGTAAGATATGCAAAGCCTCACCAAGTTCTATAAAGGGGGCTGTTCTCAAAAACACACCCTTTCAAGGTTACCTTTGGAAGTTGGTACACTCTTTTTCATAGGAATTAGTGGTTCATACGTTCTAAGGCTGATAATCGGTATCGCCAGGACCCGTGATGTCGCCATCCCCTTCATTGGGCTCCTCAATCCCCGAGTAGATGAACACATTTCCCAAGAACAACGTGGGTTGCATGTTGTTGTGTGCGCCACCACCGCCCGTTCCTCCATCGGTAGTGAATGTATGGGTGTGAGCCCCATTGTTATCCACGGTAAGTGCATATGGGGTTGTCCAAACATTCAACTCTCCTCCAGAACCGTCTGTGTCTATCACCGTGTTGTAACCATTGGCAGTCACCAGACCCAGACCCCCTTGTCCACCATCTGCATTGGTGTTGTGGCTGTGCAATCCGTTGCTTGTGGTGGTACCGGAGTGAGTGTGACTCGGAATCTCACTTGCACTCAACGTGTGCGTCTCGTATCCCACAGAGTTACCCATCGTGCGCGCCGTAAGACCCGCGCCCGTCCCCACACCTCCCGGAACACGCCCCCGCATGTCAGGCAAGTTGAACGTGGTCGTACCATTGCCCGCACCAAAACTGGTGCCAATAATGTTGAACAATTCCGCATAGGCAGTACGCGACACAGCCGCTCCATTGCACAACAACCACCCTGAAAAGTCTGCTACACGCGCACTCCACTTATAGTCACCCACTACCGCATCACGTAACACATCTTGATACTTATTACGCTTCACTACGTTAAACAAAAAACGAGCGGTGACGATGTCACGATTGATACTACCGCTCATATATTACGTTACTACATATATGTGATAAAAATACATGATCCTCCATCAATTGGAGAAGGCCAATCCTGCCATTCCTGACATTACGCGTAACACATTATAGCTCAACGCGAAGACCGAGACACGTGAACCCCGAATATACTTGGTCCATAGATTGGTGTTGCTCATGACCTTCGTTTCAAGCTGGAACGACAACACCGCCGTGTCTATGCGTGAGAAATTGAGTGTTCCACTCGGTTGCAATTCCTCTGGGGAAATGGCAAACGAGTACACATTAACTCCATCCGACGGCGTTGATGTGTGATGCTGCAAGGGCTGGATGAAGTTAAAGTAACGTCCATCGCGTGCAGTAAAACGGTCATGTCCGTTCAGTTGGAGCACCGCCGAGTTCAGGGGGTTAATAGAACCATCTAGGAAGAGACCATAGTTGAAAGGCATATTGAGGGACACATCATACTTGGCCGCACCATCACCTACGGTGGGACGGGTGACGCCCGCAAATAGCTTGTCCGTAGCTTCGGAAATCTCTGCAATGGTGAGGATATCTCCAAGGATTGTAATGTTCTCCACAACCGGCGAGTTAGACACCGCAACCGGCTGTGTGCGATCGAATATATCCTGCAATGCCGCCGGGAGTCCAAGTGCCGAGATCACCGAGTTGTCTTGCACTACAATCTCCGAATTGCCCACACCCTGGTACCTTGCCAATGCAAGCACAAACCGCTTGGTGGCCAACAACCGCATGTTCTCTACATCCGTGGGATGATACCATATATATTTGCCACGAGGGGGCTGCACGACCCATACCAATTCCTTCACCGGATGATTGAATGGTAAGTCCAAGTTGTTGTTAAGCTCCACACCATCGACCAAGTACTGCACCTGTTCCACAAGCATCTCGTGCGACAATTGGGCAAACCTCTTGCGCTCATCGGTGTCCAAATATACCATGTCGCAGTACAATTGGGCATCCACAATCTGTAGACCGAGCTCCCCAGCCACATTGGTGGTCGTGAACCCAGATGACACAATCAAGTTGTCCACACTCTCAAAGGTGATATCCAACTTCACATCATGATACTGCAATGCGATCAATGGAAGTGCTTGCCCCACGTGACGGCAGAAGAAGAAGTTGAGGGGGATGTACAATACCGTCTCATCGTGCGATGATTGAAGAACACAGTTTTGCAGGGTGTTGCCAATAAGCTCGTCATATGCACGGTCGTGTTCCTGTTGGCGCGTCAACTCGTGCCACAAATGGTTCCAATCACTGGTATGAAGGTCAATCCGTTGACCACCGATGGAAATCTCCGCTTGTTTCAGCAAGGCGTGACCAAGGTGATGTACCCATGCCCACTTCTTGTCGGATGCCGAGGAATCACCACCCGACAACGTGACGCACACGTACATCTTGTGCAAAAGATCTGCACTCCGGGGAATGGTGGTGGTGATTTTGGATCCGAAGGTGGGGGCACCATGGAACCCATGCTTGATGGATTCGAGCGAAAAGTTGGTGTGCCTTCGATAAATGGTTTTGAAGAATGTTATTTGTGGATTGCCTGTTAAATACACATCTTGGGCTCCATAAGCGACCAATTGAATGAGACCGCCTCCCATGTGTTCCTACTAATACATCAAAGATTAATTTCATTCAAAACCCTAACCCACTCTCACTTGCTCACCAACTTACTGAACAAGTACCCGGCAGTCGCATCATCTCCATAGAAGATTTGCACATTTGGGAAGTAGCTAATTCGTTTCATGAGGCCTTTGACCATGCCATTGTTCACAAGGAATTGCTTGAACGGAGCTTCCAAGCGATACACACGATATAAAGAACACCCTGGTGGTGCATGCCAAATCATATCTTTGGGTGTCTCACTCACGCCAAAGATGGCACGCATGATGTCTTCATTGGATGCATCGGGCAAAACCGATGGATCGATCACGAGGTCACCCTTCCGCAGACCATCGCGGATATCCTCCACGTCTACGAAAAAGATGGGATACACGGAGCGATTGTCGACGGTGCGTGTGAAACCGTACATGAGGGCGTAGTATGTATACACACTCGGTACGGCGCGCAAGAAACACATGAACGACACTCCCTTTTTTTTGAATAATAGCTCCGCGATGGAATTCTCCTTGGTGTTACGAAGGAGCTCAAGCATCAAATGCTTGGCGACACTAAAGCGCGAACAAATGACGTCAACGTACACATAACGATTCGCGGCCTCACGGATGCCGTAATACATGGCATTACACAACATCATAGAGTGGGGTTTCGGAGGACGCACACCCTGCATGAGCAAGGCAAACCCTAACACGAGAAATTTACATTCATTGGAGGGAAGTACGTAGGATGACAGTGACTTTACCGTATTCTTAAAGGATTGCAACATGGTTTGTGCACCCATCACTTTGCCACAATCGCTCAACATCAACATGATATGTGACGCTTTTTCGAATTGGTGTGTCACATATCCAGAGTCCACCCCTCCTTGTTTACTTGTGCAATGATAACCAAATGTGGGCAAACATATCGTTTTTATGAGATGATACAATTCCATGTCGTTTTCTTGACATTGATGCAAATCGACCACAAACATCCATGCTTGACTCCATCGGAGTGTGTTTTGCTGTGTTCCTTTTTCATCCACGTGAGGAACCCCACAGTTCTTTTTCGGGACCTTGCGCAATGAGGAGGAAATGCACGGGACGCTTTCTTCCGTGACGGCAGACCAAGCATCATCCACAACTGCTTGATCACTCGCTTCACCGATGTGCTTCACCAGAATCCACGATTCCACAAGGTTCCCTTTCATGTATTTTTTGAAGTTGCCGCCCTTCATATATTTCCCTAACGTGTTCGCAGGTGCGCGGATGCCCTCCTCTTTTGTGTATGCCTCCTCGCTTGCAAAAAACTGAGCATATGGTGTATCGGATGTTTTTTGCTCCATCGATTCTGCTCGCATAGCCGGCTTGCAAGCACATTTCGCGGACGACATATTTCTGATATATACAACCATTAAAATCCATTCAAGCGTTTTCCACCACCATCCCTTCGATTTCGTCCAGATACTTTTGATCTGCATCCGTGGTCTCGGCTTCTTCTCCATATTCAACATCCTCGTCGAATTCAATGAGCTTCTCACTCTCGTTTTCATTAGCGTCATCTTGACCTTCGCCTTCTCCTTCGCCTTCGCCTTCGTTCTCCTCGGCGGGCGTTTCGGTATGTATCTTTTTGCATTCCGATTCAAAGAGAGAAATATCCTCACACGCTTCACGAGAGCGCTTTTGCCGTTGCACGTAGTTGTCGGCCAACGTCTTTTTGTATCCATACAATATCTGTACTCTCAAAAAATCGCGTTTGCTTAGGAGCTCCGCTTTTGCATCTTTGTTCTTTCGCCCACCAAGGATATTGAATTTCATGATGTCGTGGTAGTACTCTAGGGCAATCGTGTCCACATCCAATACATTCGAAGAAATGCACGACAAATAGGTCTTGCATTTCACGTCATTACATATCAAGGCTTTGTGTTCATCATG